GGAAGCTCGCTGCACATTGTGTGCAAACGAGCCACCTCCTTCTCAGAGTGACCCTCGTCATTCTAGGTATTTAGCATCCTCATGTAACAGGAGGACACCTTATGACAGTTTTACTGTCGTACCCAGGGATGACGAACCGGTTACAGGCCATTGGCCTGCCTAAGCACTTAGCTCTCCCGTTTACACGGGAAGTGCTTAAATGGCAGACCAATTCAGGCCCAGCCTGGACAGTTGCCAGACTCAAGTCTATTAAAAATGACTTGGTACGCGAGTCAGCTGGCCTACCACCATTAACCTGGGTTAGGAAAAACAGGTCTGGTGGTTGGTATGGCGTGTGGGGCGCCCTACGACGGTACGCTACAATTTCTGAGCGGACCTTCGCTCGGGCGGTGAGTTCATTAATGGCTTATTCTTTTCTAAAGCCGGACTCACCTACCGAAGAGCATCTGGACAAGCTTTATGCTTCTGTCCAGGCTCAGGACCTCCCACTTGATCCACATCTTGTTACAAAGATTCGTGAATCAGCCAGAACCTTGCTGGGTAACCTTGATTTAGCGGAAAGTATTCCGCTTATCACCTACCAGGGACATCCGTCCACACGCTCCCCTGTTTTTCAGGGGGCGTCCGTGCCCCAGAATGACTTCTTAGAAAAGGAGTTAGACTGGTGTAGGGAACCCTATAATCGGTTGTTTTTAAACCGTCATTGGGGTTGTTACAAACATGTACTGGTAGGGCTCGATTCTCTGAAGGTTGATGGGCCCTTACAGGGGCTATCGGGTGGTGCGATGGAGAGGACTTTTGGTCCTTACCAGAACATTCACTCGATACCGGGATTCCGGCCTCCCTTCATGAAAAGGTGCATTGGTAATGTTGTTCCTCTTACCAAAGATGGCGGCTGGAAGGTCCGGTGGATTGCTAATCCGGGCCGAATTCACCAGCTTGCCCTCTATCCCTTGACAGGTGCATTATTTGATGCACTGAAGAAATTGCCTTGGGATTGCACTTACGAGCAGGAGCGAGGTCATACCTTGATCCAAGAGCACCTAGCGGCGGGAAAAACAGCTCATGCGGTGGATCTCTCAAGTGCGACGGATTATTTTCCTCTGTCGCTTCAACTTGAGGTCCTACGCGAGCTGTTCGGCGATGATCAGTACATCGATCTGTTTGCCGAACTCTCCCGATGTGAGTGGCAATTGCCTAAACATGTTCAAGCAATGCCTAGGGGTAAAAACAGCATAAGCTGGACAAAAGGCCAACCTATGGGTCTACACCCATCATTCGCATCTTTTGCCCTGACGCATGGATTATTGCTTCATGCGTTAGGTGGACAGGAAGGCGACTTTTTCGTCTTGGGAGACGATGTGGTCATCCTTCGGGACGATCTTCATCGAACCTATCTGTCTACGCTAGAAAGTCTTGGTTGTCCGCATGATCCGGTCAAAAGTATTACATCTGACCGGCTCACAGAGTTTGCTGGGAAAATTTTAACTCCCACCTCTGTTTTGCCACAGTATAAGTGGCGAGCACCAAATGATGATTCTTTCATGGTGTTCATGCAGACGTTTGGCCAACGTTTTGAGAAACTGCTCTCTAAGGAGCAGAGGAGTATCTATCGCCAAGTTGGGCGACTACTTCCCCCGTATGGATGTAATCATACGTTTGGGGAGGATGCTCCTCCTCTTGATCAGGTGTTACAACAAACCTGGTCTTTTGAGGATTCTCTACCTGAGAAGAAACCACGGCGGCTCTTTACGAGCTTCCTACGGTGGATCTCCAGTACATTAAGACCTGAGAGACCCGAAAGCCTGTATCACGCCCTCTTATTTGATGAGGTTCGTGAGATGGCTCGCACCTTCGACGAGAAGGTTGCTAGAGGTTTTTCTGCGAGTGTACTGCCTGCCAGAGAATTTTGGCAGGAGGAACTCACGGATATTTTTGAGGTTACCGGAATTTCTCCGGGCCTCCCCTCCGTGACCCTTAGAAGTAAGGGGGGTCGAACATCACTACTTGAGTGGTACCAGACTGTGCTCAAAGGCCTCGCCTGATCACCCTGTTTCAGAATGCAGTATTAACTAACGGAATTGGAGGTTTTACATGGCTTTTAGTAATATACCATGTAGAGGATCTGAGGTAGATCCCCTCTCGACCAAAGTCGAGAAATTCGAGACGGCTTATAAGAGGCTGAAGGAGTTACAGTCTCTGAAAGACCGCCTTGAATCCATGCCGAAGTGTGGTTTGCGGGATAGTCTTCTTGAGCATGTTGCATTATTGCTCTCGACAACCCTTGAATCACATGGGACCGAGTAGGTCCCATCGACGTGGAATCTCCACCCGAAACGTTAAGTTGCATCCGGTTCG